TGCGCGGCGAGCGCGCGGCCGAGAAGGCCGAGGCCGCCGCCGCGGCCGCGATCGAGGCCGGCAAGGTCGAGCCCGCCTTGCGCGACTGGGCGGTGGGCTACGCCAAGTCCGACCCCGAGGCGTTCGCCGCCTTCGTCAAGGCCAAGCCCGCGGTCCTCGCCAGGGGCTCGAGGCTCGCCGCCGCGCCGCCGGCGGGCGACGCGCCGCTGACGCAAGACGAGCTCGCCGTCGCCCGCGCCATGGGGCTGACCTCGGAGAAAGAGCTCGAGGCGTTCCGCAAGAACCGCCCGACGTCCGCCGCTGAGGAGGCCGCCTGATGGCCGCGCTGACCGCCGACCGCAGCACCCCGGCCCGCCCCGGGGTCGACTACGAGTACCCGGTGCTCGCCTCCGAGACCATCTGGGCCGGCTCGATGGTGGTCCTCGACAGCTCGGGCTGGGCCAAGGGCGCGGTGACCGCCACCGGGCTGATCCCGGCCGGCCGCGCCGAGGCGCGCGCCGACAACGCCGGCGGCGCCAACGGGGCGATCAACGTCAAGGTCAGCCGCGGCGTCTTCCGCTGGCTCAACTCGGCCAGCGCCGACGAGATCACCAAGGCCGAGATCGGCGACGTCTGCTTCATCGTCGACGACCAGACGGTCGCCAAGACCGACGGCAGCGCCACTAGGTCCAAGGCGGGGATCATCGTCGATGTCGACGCGGTCGGCGTCTGGGTCGAGACCGGCGCCGCCGCGCTGGTCCAGCCCGCCTCCGCGCTGCTGGCGGCCAACAACCTGTCGGACGTCGGCACCGCGGCCACCGCCTTCGCCAACATCAAGCAGGCGGCGACGGCGGCCGCGACCGGCGTCGTCGAGCTCGCCACCGTCGCCGAGGTGCTGACCGGGACCGATACCGGCCGCGCGGTGACGCCCGAGGGCGTCGCCGGCTACGCGCCCAAGAAGCTCGGCACCCCCGTCATTACCGTCAACGCCCAGGCCGGCAACGACATCACGGTCAGCATCCAGTTCAACGACGCCGACGGCAACCCGATCGCAGAGGGCGTGTCCGTACCCTTCTTCCTGTCCGACGACTCGGACGGGGATTCGATCGCCGGCACCGCCCCCTCGGGCGGCTTCGCCGCCGGCACCGACGGCTGGATCGAGGCCTACACCGCCGACAAGTCGGGGCGCATCCACGCCGAGAGCGCCGACGGCGACGCGGACATCGTGATCACCGAGGCGGGCGCCGACACCTGGTATCTCGTCCTCGAGATGCCCGACGGCCGCTACGTCATCTCCGACGCCATCACCTTCGCCTGAGCCTGAGAGGCCGTCATGATCGTCAACGGGGCCAACCTCGCGCTGCTCACCCAGGGCTTCAAGACCGCCTTCCAGGAGGGGCTCGGCATGGCCACGCCCCAGTGGCAGCGGATCGCGACCCGGGTGCCCTCGACCACGCGCGAGGAGAAGTACGCCTGGCTCGGCAAGATCCCCTCGATGCGCGAGTGGCTCGGCGACCGGCAGTACCAGAACCTGCTGCAGCACGACTACGCGATCGTCAACAAGGACTATGAGGTCACCGTCGCGGTCGACCGCAACGACATCTCCGACGACCAGTATGGGGTCTACGCCCCGCTGTTCCGCCAGATGGGCCAGTCGACGGGCGCGCACCCCGACGAGCTGGTCTTCGCGCTGCTCGCCGCCGGCTTCGCCGACACGCTGGGGCTCGCCTACGACGGCCAGTTCTTCTTCGACACCGACCACCCGGTGCTCGACGCCGACGGCGTCGAGACCTCGGTCGCCAACACCGACGGCGGTGCCGGCACCGCCTGGTACCTGATCGACGACAGGAAGGCGCTGAAGCCGATCATCCGCCAGGTCCGCCAGGAGCCCGACTTCGTGTCCAAGGACCGCCCCGACGATGACAGCGTCTTCGAGCGCAAGCAGTTCGTCTACGGCGTCGACAGCCGCGAGAACGTCGGCTTCGGCTTCTGGCAGTTCGCCTGGGGCTCGAAGCAGACGCTGAACGCCGCCAATTACGAGACCGCGCGCGAGACCCTGATGGGCCTCAAGGGCGACTTCGGCCGCCCGCTCGGCATCATGCCGCGGCTGCTCGTGGTGCCGCCGGCGCTGGAGCACGAGGGGCTGGAGATCGTCAACGCCGAGCGGCTCGCCTCGGGCGCGACCAACGTCTACCGCGGCACCGCCGAGCTGCTCGTCGTGCCCTGGCTCGCCTGAGGAGGACTGAGTTGAGCACCGAGATCGAGATCGAGATCGAGATCGAGTTCGAGATCGTCGCGCGCCCCGCCAGGGGCTTCCGCCGCGCCGGGCTGTTTCACCCGCCCGAGCCCGTGATCCACCCGGCCGCGCGGTTCACCGCCGCCGAGCTCGCCGCGCTCAAGGCCGAGACGCAGCTCGTCGTCCGCGAGATCGCGCCGGCGGCGCCGGCGGAGAAAAAGCCCGAGCCGCCGAAGGCCGGCGGCAACGGCGGCGGCGCCAAACCGGCCGGCGGCGCCAAGAAGTAGCGCGCGGGACAGTTACCGAGCGTTAGAGGCGGCGCCACCGCCGCGCCAGAACGGGGGGCGCCGCCCAGCGCTCAGACAGGAGAGCGAACCATGGCGCCGACCATCGGCCGCATCGTCATCATCCACTACGCCGACGGCCGCACCGAGCCCGCCGTCGTCACGGCCGTCCACGGCGACAGGATGATCAACGCCCGCGTCTTCGCCGACACCGCCGGGCCGCTGCCGTGGGAGACTTCGGTGCCGCAGCGCGGCATCGTGGGCGTTGCGGGGGGCTATGGCGGCCCGCTGTGGGACTGGCCGCAGCGGACATGACCTACGCCACCCAGGCCGACCTGGAGGCGCGCTTCGGCACCGACGAGCTGCTGGCGCTGGCCGACCGCGACCGCGACGGCGTCGCCGATACGGCGGTCGTCGCCGAGGCGCTGGCCGACGCCGACAACCTGATCGACGGCTACGTCGGCACGCGCTACGCGCTGCCGCTGGCGAGCGTCCCGACGCTGCTGGAGCAGCTCGCCTGCGACATCGCGCGCTACAACCTGTATTCCGCGCACCCGACCGAGGCGGCCAAGGCGCGCCACGACGCCGCGATCGCGACGCTCAAGCGCATCGCCGACGGCACCGTCACGCTCCAGGTCGCCGGCGTGGCCGCCGCGACCTCGGGCGACAGCGTCCAGACCTCCGGGCCGGACCGCACGTTCAACAAGACCAACCTCGAGGGCTACTGAGGTGGCCCCCGGCGTCTCGATGCGCATCGACGTCGAGGACCGCGAGGTCCGCGCCGCGCTCGGCCGGCTGGTGCGCGCCGGCGAGGACATGAGCGAGGCGATGGACGCGATCGGCTCGGGGCTGGAGGCCAACGTCATCGACCGCTTCGAGACCGGGCGCGGCCCCGGCGGGCGGCCGTGGAAGCCCTCGATCCGCGCCCGGCTCGCCGGCGGGCAGACCCTGGTCGACAGCGGCCGGCTGCGCGGCTCGATCACCTACCGGGCCGGGCCGCGCCACGTCGAGGTCGGCACCAACGTTCTCTACGCCGCGATCCATCAGTTCGGCGGCACCATCCGCGCCAAGGCCGGCGGCCGGCTGCGCTTCAAGATCCCCGGCGTCGGCTTCCGCAGCCCGCGCGAGGTGACGATCCCGCCGCGGCCGTTCCTCGGCATCGACGACGCCGACCGCGCCGTGGTCGACGACATGCTGGGGATCTTCGTCCGGCGCCGCTGGGGCGGGGCGGGGGCGGGCGCTCGGGCATGATTGCGGAAATCATGGACCGGCTGTCCGAGGAGGTCGACGGGCTCAACCACGTCGGCAACGTGCTCGGCTTCGCCCACCTGTCGGGCAACCCGCCGCCGCACCGGCTGCCCGCGGCCTACGTGGTGGACCCGGGCAAGACCTCCGAGCCGTCCGAGCGGCTGACCGGGCACACCCGCCAGCGGGTGACCCGGCGGGTCTCGCTGCTGGTCGCGATCGGCAACATCGCCGACCCGGAGGGCCGCGCCGCCGCGGTCGCGCTCGAGACGCTGGAGGTCGCGATCGAGGCGGCGCTCCGCGGCTACACGCTGGACGCCGGCTCGACGCCCATCGTCCACGAGCGGACGGTCCTGCTCGAGGCCGCCGAGGGCGTGGTGTGGCGCCAGATGGATTTTTCGTACCAGAGCTGGGATACCGCGACCGAGGTCGCCGCATGAGAAGCCAGGACGGAGGTCGCGACATGAGAAAAGGCGGGCGCTATCTGAAGGACCCGAAGACCGGCGCGGTGCGCCCGATCGACCGGCTCGGCCCGGCCGCCGCCGCGGTGGCCAAGGCGCGCGCCGAACAAGAGACAAGCAAGGCCGCGCCGAGATCCGCCGCCGAAGTGGCTGAGCGGGCGGCGAAGAAGGATGCCAAGCCATG